CGCCGCGCAAAAGGCCGCTGACTTCCTGCGGTCGCGCGCGCTCGCTGACGAAATCCCGCTCGCTGCCTAAGCCCGGCGACGCCTTCCCAATAAAGCCCGGCCTCGCAAGCCGGGCTTTTTCTTTGCCTTGAAAATAAATCCCCTATAGGTCTTGACTGCCTAGGCCGTAACTGCCTAAATCGGAATTGCGCAATCCAGCGCAGCAAGGGGAAAACTTGGAATGTTCGATCACAACCAAATGCGCGAACTAGCGGCGGTCTCTGCCGACCGCTACCAGCGCAACGGCGGCGGCGGGGCGCATAAGGTCTATGCGTCGTCGAAAGCCTTTCACGACGCGCGCGGCTACAAAGAAATGTCACCGTTTCGTCGCGCGGCCTATGAGGCTTCGATCATGTTCCGGCAAGCCGCAAACAACGCGGCGGCCGGTTTCCGTTTCGATTGCCTCGCGCCGTCGCTTGATACCGATGCGAGCGGTTATGTCCCGTTCTAATCAATCAGAAATGCCCGGTACGTCGCCCGATGTCGGCGGCCTTCTCAAGATCAAGGCCGCCGCGCCAATCAAACCAGCAAAGCCGCAAGCGCCCTGTGACGCGGGTTTGTTTTCCGATACAGCAAAGCAAAAGGAATTATTCCGATGAACCTCACGACGCCCGAACTACTCAAGGCCGTTCAACACGCGTTGAATACCATCCCGCGCAAATCGCTTCCCGGCTGCCCGCACGGGATCAAGGATAGCTATCAGCTTGCCTCGCTGATCGATGAAGCGGTGAAGCGCCCCGACGAAACCACAGAGGCCGCGTGTTGCCTTTGGGAAGCCGTGCTTGCGGTCAGGCAGTGCGAAAAAAATCCGCCTTGGCAAAAGCGCCTATTGGCCGATTGGGAAAGTCACGGCACGTCGTCGATGCGAATTTCTGCGATCCATGCCGCGCCGCAAATGGATCAGGTTTGGAACGCGTTGACCGATGCCGAGCGCGACGAATTTGGCTGTTTCGATTGGGATTTCGTCCCGGTCTATCTCGCTTGCGTGCTCTACCACGAAACCAATCCCGGCATGGGCCGCGATGAGGCGTTGACGATCATGCGAGCGCGTCTCCATGAGCGATGAGCGCGAACAGATCAAGCGCCGCCTCGCCGAAATCGAGCGCATGCGGAAATGGCTGGATGAATTTCTAAAACGCATCCAGCCAAGCCAAACCCTTCACTAACAGCAAGCCCGGCCATCGTGCCGGGCTTTTTGCTGCCTGAAAATAATTTCGCTGTAGGGCTTGACGGCCTAGGCTGTTACGGCCTAGAACAGGGCATTCGCAACGCAAGGGGAAAATCGCGATGTACGATCTAAGCCAACCGAACGACAAGCCGGGTATCTGCCGCAAGTGCAAGGGCAAAGGCATTTACGGATGGGGCGCAAGCGTCAACGGCAAGATGACGCATTCCGGCCCGTGCTTTTCCTGCCGTGGCACCGGCAAGCAATCCGTCCGCCAGATCATGAGGAACCAAACCTATAACCGGCATAAGATCGCCACCATCGCCCGGCTTTAGGTAGCCTCTCAATCAAGTCAGGAAGCCCGGCCATTGCGCCGGGCTTTTTGTTTGGGCTATTGCGGCCTAGGCCGTTACCGCCTATGCTAGGGCCGCGCAATCAAGCGCAGCAAGGGGAAATAAATGCGAAAATCGAAAAAGAGGCCAAAGCAATGATCGGGTTCATTCGCTTTTGCTTTGCCGTGATCGTTGGCTGTATCGCGCTTTATTGCGTGATCGCGATCCTGTTCATTTTTGGGTATGCCGGTTTCATGGGCTGGCTACTTAGCACAAGCCTCACAAGCCAAGACAAACCCACGCCCGTCAAAATCGAGCGCCCGTTAAAGCTACATCCAACAAAGGGACCGAAAGAGTGAAAACCGCAATCAGCTATCGGCGCTTGTCGAAAGAGCGCAAGGGCAAGCCAAACTTCGGACTGGATGCGCAGCAAGCCGCAATTGCCGCGTTTTGCAATCTTGAGGGTTACGAGATCGTGCAAGACTTCGCCGAGATCGAAACCGGCAAGGGATCGGACGCGCTGGAACGTCGGCCGCAACTCGACGCGGCATTGAAGGCAGCCAAGAAACTGAAAGCGCCGGTCATCATCGCAAAGCTTGATCGGCTTTCCCGTGATGTCGCGTTCATCGCGGGCCTGATGTCGCAGCGCGTGCCGTTCATCGTGTGCGAGCTAGGGCCGAACGTCGATCCTTTCATGCTGCACATCTATGCGGCGGTCGCCGAAAAAGAGCGGCGCATGATCGCACAGCGCACCGTTGACGCGCTTGCGGCGGCCAGAGCGCGCGGCGTCAAGCTTGGTAATCCCGAACAAGCGCAGAAAAATTGCGAGATCGCCGACGCGTTCGCAGAAAGTCTGCGCGCGGAAGTGTGGCCGTATCGCAATCTTTCATCGCGACGGTTGGCCGCGTTCCTCAACGCGCGGGACATCAAGACGCCGCAAGGCAAAAGCTGGAAGCCGGGCAATGTCGCGCGGTTGGTTGAACGATTGATTGAGAATGCGAAATGAAAAAGCCCGCAAAGAAAAAACTCGATGATAGCGGCATGTCCGGCGCAGAGTTGTGGACAAAGCTACAAAAGCTTGGCTTTTCTCAAGTCGGCTTTGCCCGCACCATCAATGTAGGAGATCGCACCGTTCGCAGTTGGATCGCCGAGGTCTACCCGGTGCCGACCGTGATTGCGATGCTGGTTAACCTGATGATTAAAACCAAATCGACCGCAGAGGATTTGAAGGTATGATCCATTATTTGCTTGTCGGGGCGGTCGTGTTGGGTGGCCTCGCTTGGTTTCTGCATTTCCTCAATCGTTGGGATGTAGAAAAGCGCCGCCAAGAAAAACGCGACGCCTGAGCGCCTCGCCAAGTCAGGGGGGAATGAACAAATAGAAAAAGCCGGGATCGCTCCCGGCCTTTTCGTCTCTCGATCTGTTCGGTTCGCAAGGGGAAACCTGTTCGCCAACGCAAATCAGGAGACTAGCCGATTTCGTTCCCAAAACGCCCCTTTGTCAATGGGCCTTGGCGATGTCATCCCAAAATTTCGCCAGCCGGTATCCGGCATCCGAGAGGATTTCGGCCGCTCGCGTCCGTGCCCGGTAGGGTGAACGAAAGCCGAGCAACGCGCCAACGGTCGCCAGCGACGTGTCAAAGCAGGCGATATGATCGGCGACCATTGCGGGCCGCGTCCCAAGCTGGTCGCGCGCGGCGTGGTACAGCATGCGGTGATCCGCCTGCGCTTCGGTCTTGGCTAACCCGGTCATCGAGCCGGGATCAAATGCCAGGATGCGGTTTAGATCAACGCTGCCCAAATGCCCCTGCAAACCGCCAGCCAGCCAGTGCAGCGCGTATTTGCGCAAGGCCGAGTATTCGGGCGCGGAAATTTTTTGACGCATCCAAGCGCGTCCTAGAGCGTCATCGAGCAAGGTAATTCGGCGGGATGATCTGGCGCGACCGGCGACGGTGAAAAAGCCGCCAGCGTGTGCGAGCCGTTCGGCTGTTGGCCCTGCGCTGTCGTCGTAATTATGCGGCATCCGCGACTCCGAAGCCGGAAAATTACGCACTACACCCAACGCCAGCGCATTGGCAAGCCTCGCGCGCGCGGCTGCATACACAGACAGAAGAAAGGGAAACGATATGTGATTGTGATTACTATGCTCGGGCTTTAGCAAACGGCACAGCAAACGAGTAGCAAACGAGTAGCAATTGCTTGCCTCACAGAAATTTGAGGTTGGTGCGGCGTATGTTTCACTGTGTTCCAATAGGTTGTTTTGTGTTGCACGAGTGCGCTTGAATGCGCCGAAGCGCGCCGAAGGTCACCGGGCCTTGTTTGACAACCTGTTCGTGATGACAATTATTGCGATCCTCTCGAATTTGGAGGATCAGCGATGTCCCGCCCGCAAAAACGCTACCATGAATATTTACGAACCGACGATTGGAAGCTGAAAGCTGACCGCGCGAAAGCCGCAGCGGACTTCCGATGTCAGATCACTTGGAATGGCGCGCGCTGCCGCAACCGCGCGTCCGAGGTCCATCATAATAATTATCGGCGCGTGTATCACGAGCGCCCCGAGGATTTGACGGCGGTTTGTCGTGAGTGTCATCGCCGCTTGCATCACATCGCGCAAACGGTCGCGAACGAAAATCAATTGACGTTGCAGCTAGGGCCGCCTCTTGAACCGATTGATGGACGCGATGATGCCGCCCTTTTGACCGGCCGCCGCACGTTTAGCTCTTAGTTCATCGGTGCGCCGCAGTTCGTATTCGATGCGCTTGTGTTTCCAACCGTCGTAGAAAAACGCTTGCAGGATGGCCCTTTCGGCTCGCCACTCTGCGAGCGTCGAACAGGTGATGTTGGCTAGTTGCTGGTCGTCGTCAGGCAGCCCGCCTGTTGTCCAGTAGTGGCCGATCAGGAGGACATAAGCGCCGTGTTGCGCGCGACTTAGGTGCCGTGTGTCGCGGAAGTAATCGCCCCAATAGAACGGCATCCAAGGGCGCGGCATGGCCTCACCGCTTCGCTTCGTTATCGACCACTTGAACGAAGGAATATTTCGGAATTTTTACTTTGCGCTTGCCCGGCTCAAAAATACTGCGGCTGGTCGTCAGCATTTTTTTGTGCAACCCGGCGACGATGGCTTCCGGGTTGCTGTTGACTTCCATCAACAGAACATTGTGGTCACTGCCATGCTCGCGGACATAGATCGAATAGCGCGCGGTCATCGCGGCCTCGCTCTGTAGTGCATCGCCAGCGCGAACGGATCGATGCCATAGGAAAACCAAAACTCAAGTTCGTTCTTGGTGTGCTGTTCGCGGTGATGCCGACCGCACAGCGGCAGCGCCCATTTGTCGGATGATTTTTCCGCCATGCCAGCGCCGCGCTTGTCGTCATTGATCGAGCCGACCTTTAGGTGTGCGGCTTCAACCGATGTGTTGTCGCCGCAGATGCAGCACGGCAACGAGCGGATGTAATCGAGATATTTTTCGTCGTGCTGGCGCGGATCGCGGAAGGTGTCAGGCATGCTCGCGCGCCTTCCATGCTTGATAGGCCATGTCGAGGCCGTGCCAGAGCGTGCGCTGGCGGTGATTGCCAGGATGGCCTAGCTCGCTGCGCGACGTGACGCCGCAATGATTGCGAACGGCGTCGGCCGCGCGCTGTTCGTTGTTGATGTTGGGATAGTGCATGTCCTCGCCGAGGAACGCCCAAAAGATCGGTTCCTTGCAGCGGATGCCCGCTTGCTTGGCCGGGCCGAGGTCGCGCCACTTGTCGCGGTCTACCGCGCGGTGATCGACCGGGCTTTCATCGTCATTGACTTCAACGAGCACGCACGCGAACCGCGTCCCCATCGGCGCGCTGGAAAGTCGCTGATCCATATCGACGGCAGCCACGGTGAAACGTAGCTGCCAGTCGCCGGACTGGCGTTGTTGCAATCCGTCCTTTTTGACTTCAAAGGAGATCGCATTAGCTCGCGCCGTCTCCGCTTCCCTCATCGAACAAATCCGCCTGTTTTTCGGCCGGTGGTTTTTTGCGTCCGGTAAAGTCGGTTCGGATGGTGGACCGCCGCACGCCGACAATTTCGTATTGATCCTTGCCGACCGTCATAAAGCCGGTGACGAACGGCTCATCCTTCCAAAAATAGATCGCGCCAACTGCGTCGCTCATGCCGCCTCCAATTTGTTGAGCAAGTGCTTGCGCATCGCGGGCGCTAACTGCGCGATCTTTTGGGAGTGGTGATCGATGAAGCTGGTACGCGCCGCAGGCGTCAGGGTTTCCAGTTCGGCCACCAGCAAGCGATAGGCCGCAATGCCCGCGCCCTCGCCCCATCCGGTGCGCCGCGCGAAGTCATCGTGAAGCTTTTCGAGGTTGGCATAATCGGCATCGGGGATAACCCCCGATTTGCCGTGCAACTCAAGCACGATCCACGGCGCATGAAGTTCGTATAAATAGCGACCGATGCCAAAGCGCACCGCCGCGCGCTTGAACGCATCCGAGAGCGCGCCCTTGTCGGCCTCCATGTCGGATGGCCCCGCGCCATCCGCCTTCCAAATCCACTGGCCGATGTTGATGCCGATGTTGCAAACAATCGACGTGCCGACGCCCGGCGTATAGTTGCATTGCCAGTTGGTGAACCCGACGACGCTATCGAGCCGGTCCATCACGGTTCGCGCATCGATGTAGGCCAACGGCTGGCCGCGCAACGCCTGATCCGGTTTGCGG